ACTCTCTGTTGTAAAGGATTCCGTCCAATATACCTCGGACGGCCCCGGCTCATCGGACAACGCACATTCCTGTACCCACTCCACTCCTTTGGTGTCGGCGGCATAGATTGGGGCCTCTTCCAGATTACCATAGGGCTGGAAATGGTAGACAAGGAACACGCCCGTCAGGGCCACAATGGACAAGGCCGGGAGTAAGGCATAGGCTCCGGCAGTTTTCCATCGTTTGCCTGACAAGCTGACGAACAACATACACAGGCAGTACCCCAACATAGCCCCTAAAGTATTGCAAATGAGATCGTCCACATCGGCTTGTCCGCGGCCAAGGATATACTGGGCCACTTCGATGATAAGGGATGTTCCTGCACCCGCCGCCAACATCCAGTACCACCGTCGAAAGGGTTTTGCCGCCAAGGGGAGAAACACGCCTAAAGGAACAAACATGGCGATGTTCAGCAGGGGGTTCAGCCAGACCTGAAGTGTAAAGGCATTCCATGCTTCCCAAAACGCCAGAAATGGACAAAGCTGATACATTCGCATACCGTTTCCCATTCGGTTCATAAACGTGATGGCGACCAGTCCACCCAAGTAGCACAGCAGCAACAGGACGGCCACAGCTTGTCCTTTTGGAAACTGTGTTCCCTCCTGTCGGTGTTTCCGCTTCAGCAGAACGAGCAGTACTGCCCCTATTGCTAAGCAAATCAAAGCAGGAGGGATAGCCTGCTGGAATACATAGAAAATTGTGCCAATGAAATCATGCATGGGGAATTTGCCTCCTCTTTATCTAAAGACATATTAGGGCTATGATGGTCAACTTGCTACCAAGGAAATGTTTATCAGTATAGCATAACTCTCTGCAATAAGAAAGAGGGAGTGCGGCTTTTTAAGAAAGGATTCATGGGTACGCACCGCATGGTCTGTGGCCGTACATAGCCGTCTGTTTCGCCGCAGGCAGCTAAATCTATGAAAGGAGGGGACCCCAAAATGGCGAAACCGAAAGTGATATGCGTAAGATGCGTGACTGGATGAGCAATGTAATCGCAAACAATGATGAGGCGAGGGCGGCAATGGCCAGACTTAAGGGCGCGTTGCTTACACTGGCCTAGCCGCTTATCTACTGACCGCTATTATCGGGGCCGTTGCTGAGTTTATTTCCTTACTATTTGGAACATCGATTAGTAAATCTGCTAAGTCCGCAAAGAATCTGTATGAAGAACAGAATACTTTGGAGGGTGTTGGAAAGGCTGCGGAAGAAGCCGCTGGGTCTTTGGCTGGATTTGATGAAATCAATACTATTCAGACGGAAAACGCAGGTGGCACGGGTGGCGCCGGCGGTAGGGCATCTGCTGGTGAGATCGCGCCTGATTTTTCCTGGACCGATGGGATTACTGATAAATTGAAAGAGATCGCGGCCCTAATCCTCTTAATTGGTGCAGGCGTTGCTCTGTGGAAACTTAGCGGAATCCTTCCAGGGGTTTTAGGGACAATTGCAAAAATGCTTGGCGGAATACTGCTAACTGTTGGTGGACTCGTCCTTTTCTGGAGCGGGCTGATAGATGCATGGGAAAACGGTGTTGACTGGCTAAATCTTATTGAAATGATTGGTGGTCTTGCCGCTGCCGCATTTGGCTTATACACACTATTTGGGCCGATTGCTGCTGGGATTGCACTGGTAGTTGGAGGTCTTGCCATGTTAGTGGCGGGCTTCCGTGACGCAATTCAGAACGGATGGAATCTGGAAAACGTGCTTTTATCTGTATCCGGAATTTTGGCAGCGGGACTTGGCATTGCGCTAATAACAGGCTCTTGGATCCCGGCTTTAATTGCTGCAATTGCCGCACTACTGCTGGCCATTACTGTGGCCACTGGGCGTGGTGAAGAACTGCTTAACGGTGTCCGTAAAGTCATGGAGGGGTTTGTTAACTTCTTCACCGGGATTTTTTCTGGCGATATTGAGAAAGCCATCGGCGGAATTGAGAAGATGTTTGATGGCTTGAAAATGGCAATTTTCGCTGTGATAGACGGCGTGAAGGATAGCTTTTTGAGTTTCCTTACATGGCTGGATGAGAAAACTGGGGGCAGGCTTCACGGTATCATTGAGTTTGCAAAGGGTTTTATAACCGGGTTCTACGATACTGTGAAAAATACTCTAGGCGGTATCCTTGATGCGGCCAAGCAGATTTTCACTGGGGTTACTCAGTTTATATCCGGTGTGTTTACTAACGATTGAGACATGGCCTGGGAAGGTATAAAAAATATCTTTAAGGGCGTTTGGAATGGCGTTATATCAATTCTAGAGGGGGCTGTAAACTTAATTATTAAGGGCTTGAATTGGCTAATATCCCAAATGAACAAAATCCATTTTGATATCCCTAGTTGGGTGCCTGGTGTGGGCGGGAAAAGTATTGGGATTAATATTCCAAAAATTCCAGCGGCGAAAATCCCCCGTCTTGCTACTGGTGCAGTCATCCCACCTAACCGAGAATTTCTGGCTGTCCTGGGGAATCAACGATCCGGCACAAACATTGAGGCCCCATTGGCCATGATCAAACAGGCGTTGGTGGAGGCCATGCAGGAAATCGGAGGTGCAGGTGGAAATCAGCCCATACAGGTCAATATTATGCTGGATAAAAAGGTGCTGGCTCGGGCCATGGTGTCAGAGGTCAATGATATGACGCGGCAGGCGGGCAAGCCAGTTCTGTTGCTTTGAGGTGGCATATGAAGATATTGATAATCAACGGGCATGACTACTCCACTTACGTCGAGAGCGATGGCTATACCTGGAGTAGGGAAGACCTGGACAGTGAAAAGACAGTTCGGACTAAGAATGGGCGTCTGCGCTGGGTCAAAATCGGAACAAAGCGGAAGCTGTCATTTTCCATGATGGGCATGAGTAGAGATCTGCTGGCGCAGCTGGACGATGACCTGAGCAGGCCGACCCTCTCAGCCACCTATCTGGATTTACATGGACCACAGACCCGAACCTTCTATTGTTCCTCTTTTTCATCAAACTTGACCATGATTTTAGAGAGTGGTGTGGAACTGTGGACAGGTGCGTCTTTTAAGCCAATCGAGGTGTAGTATGGCGCAACAGACAAGTAATCTGTGGAAGACACTGTGGAGGATGAAAGAGACTGTGCTGGAACACAAATTCGACATTGCCGGGACGGTCTATGGCCCAGACGTGGAGGTCACACACAGCGTAGACAGCAGCCTCTATGAGAAGTTTGCCCGCATTATGGGTGTGGAAATGGATCTGCGCACTCAGTTGAACCAAACCTACACCATTGATTATCCTGCTAGCGATCCAGAGAGTGGAACTGGTGGCTATTATAGCATACGGCAGGAATTACAGTGGATTGCTGCCGCCCATTGCGGGAACTGGATTATCACAGGAGAGGGGAAGCTCTTTCTGGTTCCGTTGATGTCTATGCCAGAGGAAACCAGTTATCTAGTCACCGAGTACGGAGACGCAATCACATTGGGAGGTGTCAAGCTGCTTGTCTGATAAATTTTTTGTAGGCCTGGATTTGACCAGCGTTGAAAACAATGGGGAACAGCGGCCTATCTCCCGTGTGACGCTGCTGTTAGACGATGAGAACAGTATCACAGCCGGAGATGATACTGGCGCTGAACTGCTGACAGACTGTCCACATGCAACTCAGACGATGGTAAACGCCATTTTGGCCCATGTAAAAGGGCGCAAATACCGTATGTTCCGTGCGGATGATACGGCTCTTGACCCAAGCGCGGAGCTTGGCGATGGCGTGACCATCACCAATGCTGAGGGCAGCACCCTGCCAAGCCCCCAGCGTAATTGGCGGCACAGTGGTCGGATCCCGCATTTATTTTGGGGCTGGTGGGAATGTCGGTGGCCTGTTTGCAACATATGGCTTTGATGGCGTCAACAATACAGAGGTTGTTCAGCTTGGGTCATCTTACGGCCTTGTGATCTACGCCGGGTCAAATATCCGCATGGAGGGCAACTCCCTGTGGATTAACATAGACGCCAGCAATATCCGGGTAAAGCAAAATGGCGCATGGGTAACGTTGCCAAATGTGAGATGATAAAGGGGGGGCGATATGACAAAGATACAGAGCTTATTGACCCAGGCATGGGGGCTGCTTTCTCGGGTGCCTGTGAGCGGCGACAACGTTGAATTGATGGCGGCAGAGCGGGAATATTTGCGGCAGGCTTATCAAGTGGAAAATTATACGAAGAGCGGGGTGGAAGAAGGGCAGCGAGACCCAGAGGTAGTCTATCGCAGCACCAGGCCAGCGGATTGGATGGCCTTGCCATCCAATGAGGAGATCCAGGATGGGGAGATCTGGCTGCTGTTCCAGTGGCCCCATGGAACAAACGACAGCTGTACCTTATTGAGGACTTGGAGAGCGCATTGCGCAGGTAGGACAAAACCGGAAAGATGAGGTGATGGAGAATGTTTGTCCTGCGGGCGGACAAAAACAAGCTGGCGGTGCGGCAGCTGGAGCTGGTGACCAGCGGTTCAGTGAACGTCTACACCGTCCGTTTTGAGTTTTCGGAGGATTGGGCCGGGATGACCCGAACTGCGGTGTTCCGGGCGGGCGGGGAAGCGCGGTGCGTGCTGCTGGATGAGGCCAACACCTGCGCCATCCCCTGGGAGGTGCTGGGGGAGCCGAACCTCTTCTTATTTGCCGGGGTGTACGGCACTCAGGGTGGAGAAGTGGTCCTCCCCACCGTCTGGGCCAGCCTGGGCACCATCCTGGGAGGCGTGACAACTGGGGAGGTGGCCCAGACGCCCACGCCGGGTATCTATGAGCAGATCCTTGCAGCGGCGCAGAGCGCGGAGGAGACGGCACAGAGTGTGCGAGCGGACGCCAACGCCGGTGTGTTCAATGGCCCGGTTGGCCCACAGGGGGGGATGGGGCCTGAAGGCAAGCAAGGGCCTCCAGGCGCAAATGGGCTGGGAGCCTATGAACTGGCGGTGGCGGGGGGCTTGAGCGCTACCAAAGAGCAGTTCCAGGCGGCCCTGGGCAAGATGGTGTCTGCCTTTGGCGATTGGAGGACAGGACTGAGCGAGGCGGAGCAGATGGATCCGGAGACAGTCTATCAACGCACCAGGCCGGTGGACTGGATGGCATTGCCATCTAATGAGGAGATCCAGGATGGGGAGATCTGGCTGTTGTTTCAATGGCCCCATGGGACAACCCACACTTGCAAATTCAGCGCGCAGTCTGCCAGTGGCGTCACCGTGGAGGTGGGGCGGTATGCAGATGGCGGTTTTACGCCAAATGAGGCTTATACAGCTACATACGGCAAGAATGACACCGTTACACTGAGCTTGACCGGATCAGACTTTGGG